GGGATAAACCCCCTTGGGATATTCACAACGGAAATTGTGTCTTACTCCATTACAAACTGTCAGAATGTTGGGTTTAACTGCCCCACAGCAAGCATTAGGATAAGTGTAGTGTTTCGCCCGGATAGCTCAGCGGTAGAGCATCTCGTTTACACCGAGGCGGTCGGCGGTTCGATCCCGTCTCCGGGCATCAGACAACTAAATAGATTGCTTTGCAAAAGAGAATAGTGGTACAGTACAATGTTAAAAGTACAATGCAAATCCTGCGGTAAGGAATTAATCGCACAAGGATCCAAACCTGTATGTTGCGGGTGTCCTAATATGACAACTGTCAAGGGAGATAAAGTCTCAGCAGCAGATTTATCTCAGGTAGTTATGATTGATAGTGGTCAGGAAAGGAAAACAAAACTGTCAGCAACAGACATGGAATGGCAAGAATCTAGAAGAAAAAGAAAGATTCGGAAGTTAGATTTCGACGTTCGTTAAGGTTTTCTTTAGGTATGTGTTGGTAGCCGGACAAATTTGTGGTTGACAAATTCTAAATATTTACTAGATTATGGGTATTAGTACACAAACCAAAGGTAACCAAAAATGCATCCAGATGAGTTTAACAACTGGGCAATTATAAAAACAAAGTTTGAGGAAAACGGTACTACCGATAACTACTTCTACAAGAGAGCATGTGCTATTGTAGCAGGAAAACCCGATCCAATGGATAATCTAAATCATGGCGCATCGGATGACACAACTGAAACCTGAGCATTGCTACACCAAAGCAGAGGTTGACAGATTAATTGAAGAAGCAATTGACGAGGCAATGCGTAAACACAATCGCAATGCATCTCTTATTAGTATGACATTGGGATTGATCTGTCTTGCTTTGTTTGTTGATGGACTTCTAAGAATTCTAGGTGTCATTCCACCATTCATGAATTTGGATGTGAATGTAGTGGATGGCATTATAGATAAAGTCGAAAGTGAAGTATTAAAAATTTTACGATAAAGAGGATTAAATGAAAGTAGGATTAATCGGTCTTGGTCGTATGGGTGAGGGTATGTCTCGCCGTATGATGAAAGCAGGCATCGAAGTCTGGGGTTACAGGAGGAACTATGCAAAAGCTCAAGAAGCGTATGAAGCAGGTTATGTTAGTGGAGTTGCCACTAATCTGGAAAGCCTTGTTCAAATAGTTCACACTCAAGATGGTATGACTGGTAAAGCACCAGGCATCTTCCAACTTGTCATCCCCGCAGAATTAGTAGAGGACACACTGAATGAGTTACTACCATTACTTGGCGACGGGGATATTATTATTGACCATGG